GGCACCAGCACCTAGGGCGGAACCTAATATTCCAGCGCCAGGAACGACGTTGGAAAGAGCGCTGCCTATTTTAGGGGCCCATTCAGATACACCTTTAAGAACTTTCTTGAACCACTCACCTAGAGGGTTCTCACTAATACGACATCCAGGGGGCATCTGAGCCATGGCTCGAGTATAAATCTCGAGAGCCAAAGGATCATAGCCAGGACTTGGTGTTGCAAGAACGAGAAGGTCAGGGGTATTCGAAAGAGGTTGACGTTCCAAAATCCAACGGACTGTCACATTAAAGGTGGTTTGATCACTAAGACCAGTGAAGAAAGCACCTGACAAATCAAAAGGAGTTGGAAAGCTAGATGCCCATCCTTGAGTGTCAGTTATAGGGTTGGTGGCATAAAACACACCAGCGTAACCGACAGCCCCAGGAAGGGAATTATTGTTAGCAAATGGATTGTCAACACCATTTTGTCGACCAATAACGTAACAGCCCTCGGCTGCCGTCCAAGTTCTAGAACCATAGTACAAGTTAGCGTCAGCCAGAGTGGGTGGATGACCGCTCTGAGAAATGTACATGGTATTATAGTCGGAGGCAGGGGTTGCACGATAATAATTGATCTGCTTCAAGGTGTTGACATTTGGCTTTCTATAAACAGTAACAGAGCCCTGTTTGTAGATGTCAGCAGTGGTATTGGTGACCTCAATGGCCATGCCAATAACACGGGAGGGGCCGGTCAAAAACTCAGTACAAGTCATATTATCGACTTGAACACCAGGACTGCCAGGGGTGATAGGCGAGCCTGAGGTGACTGCAGTAGCGCAGACTCCACTCATAGGCATGCCAGGAACACCAGTGACGGTGGTGTCTGAGGTGACACGATTGGTTGAGTTAATTACAAAGGCGTTGCCGGCTTGAACACCGTACATAAACGAATTGAGATCAATGCGACAATCCCAATTGCCAGCAGCGAGAGCTGCGGGCTTTGCAATAACCATTTGCTTCTTGATGAGTTGAACAACAGACGCGTCAGTAGAAACGTCAGGGTACCCAGCAAGATGAATGTCGAAGTCATGGAAGGGATCACATGCCGAGACAAGCCACTCTTTACCAGCTTCGGATAAGCCGTGAGCTTTTTCAAGCTTGTCAAGGATGTCATCGATTTTTCGAGTTGAATGATCAGTTTTGGACATTTTAGGGCGTTTTAAAGCAGACTGTAACGTACGTTTTATACAATCGGAACTGCTTTGATCCTGGTACGTGGAAAAAAGAAAACCACTTTCAGGTGTAGAACCACGCCGCAAAACGAGCATAGACTGGTCAGTCGGAATAGATTTGAATATGCCAGTCCACTCAGGTGTGAGTCGCTGGCCATCAAGAAGAAAAAAGTGGTGAATCAAATGATACAAATAAGGGTAAAGTATGTCAAATTCCGCGTGGTAAGACCATAGATTGGTCATAAGGCCTGTAAGACGGGCAGCATTACGAGGCCACGAGATTTGACCATTTGATTTTTTAATGAAACTAAAAGCTGAAATTATTTTGGACAACCGACCAGCGGCGACATAAATTAGCTTTTTGTTTTGGTTAACTTGACGTAGAATCAAGTTATGAGAAAAGAAGGTGAG